GGTGCCAGAGGATAGGTTAACAAAGCGCCCTTCGATGTAGGCTTCTGCGAGAGCTTCCGGGTAGGAGTCTCGTAGCGACTGGACGTATCCTTCTGGCAAGTAAGGGTTGGAATAGGAGGGAGCCTGAACTATTCCGTAATCGTCGTTAGCTTGCTGTACCCAGCGCCAGTGAGCGAACTTAAACCCCTCGGGGGTGGTGTAGGCGCTCGCCTGATTGTAAGGCTCTGGTACGCGCTCTGGCTTTTGTCGGTTACGACCAATGACCTTGTTCCAAGCCTCTTCTGCGTGGCCGGGCGGCAAGGTGTCGATCTCGTCAACGTGGGCGGTGTAAGTCTCGTAACCAACGATCCGGTTTGGGTTATCAAGGCTTCGGAAAACAAAGTCGCCCCAACCCGAGGACGTGGTGTAGACCATGTTGTCCTGCTTGTTGTACTTGTAGCTAACCCCTATCTCAGACAACTTCTCGGTGATCCGACACGCAGTAATCAACTTAACCAAGTCGTAGGAAGGCTGGTAACAACCGATCAAGGAGTCGGGCGCTGTGGCGGCATCAATAATGGCCGCGTAGATCATCGCCTCTGACTTCCCCGCGCCGTAACCCGCGCAGAACAAGCGGTAGCGCTTTTTCATCTGCAAGAACTCGGCTTGGGGGCCTGTTGCCTTGATTTGCAAGTCCACCTAGCCTAGTCCTCTTTCTTCTTGCCGTCTCCGATGACTTCAATCTGTACTTTGTTGACCGGGGTGTTGGCGTTCGGGTCAGCTTCCCACTTGATGTTCTGCTGCTCGTTCCACCCCGCTTGGGTCTTCAACCAGAAAATCTGGGCCGTGGTGTCGTTGGAGTTCACTGCCTTGTTGTACAACTTCCCAGCCACCGTGGCGTTGGCCTTGCTCTGGCCCATCTCCAGCTCTTCCTTGTACTGTTTCTTCAAGGTAGGCAAGGAAATGCCGATCAGCTTGGCGATTTGCTGCTTAGGCGTCCCAAGGAGGGTGTGCATCATGACGGTGTTTCGCTGCACGTCGTTCGGCTCGTGCTTTTGCCCAACGCCTCGCTTCGAGAACGGTTGGGAACCCTTCGGCCTTCCGGCCTCCTTGGTCTTAGCTGGCAAGTAATCGCCTTCCATAATCTCCTTGATCTTCAAGGGTGCCTCTTCGCCAAGGTCTTCTACCGACTTCTTCGTATCAGACATCGTTACACTTTGGCTCCAAGACAAACAGGTGTTCCTCGCCCCGTAAGGTCGCCTCTAGCGAGATGGGTCGCCCCTCCTTGTCAGGAGCCACCCCGCAAACCGTCACTACGGTCTGCTCCGAGGTCGAGGTAAAGGTGCAAGTGTCCTCGTCCTGGGCACAAGTGGTTAGGGCTAGGGCGAGGAGAACTTCGGACATTTTCTGCACCTTTCTCTATTCTACACCCTATATTACCACACTTACCGGGGTTTGTCAACCCCTAGAGTGAAATAAATTGGTCAGACCAATCCCCTAATATCTTTTGCCCTTGACGGGCCTACGAGGAATGACTCCAAGGTATAGATCGGCAGATAGGCAGATCAACAGAGGGTTAGGTTGTAATATTAAAATAAACCTAACCCGTCTCTATCTCTCTTGGTCTAGGAAAGTTTATATCTTGAACTCAAGATAGACCTATCTGCTTTCGGAAGTAAACTGTAGGATAGTAGATAGTAATAAATAGATAATTAATTAGATAGTTATCTGTACGTTGCTTTGCAACGTCTGTATCTATACTACAGTATACCATGCCGGAGGGGGTCTTGTCAACCCCTTTTAGCAAGATTTTTCAAAAAAAGGTGTGGGTGTCCCTCCGACTTCGGGAAGTCATATATAAATGACCCCCCTCAGCCACCTCCCTAGCAGGGAGGAATAATAATATCATATCTGGTTAAAAAGTAACCAAGTCAAATTGGTTCTTAACTAGAGAGGTGGGGGTCTAAGCCCAACCCCATACAGTTTTGGGGGGTACCCCTATGGTACAGCATCGGGCCTCAGCATGCAAGCATTAAGGCCATCGATCTTGCCTATCGATGAGCTGCATATCGATAGATACTGCTTGCTTGACTTTCTTTCCGATGTGTGGGGAGGGGTTGTGACTGCCAACCTCCTCCTCATCTATATGACTATATACGCCTACGCATATATACGCTCATCCATATATCTCTGGACTTGTCAAGGGTTTCCCTCTATTCCGAAACAGGCCAGAATCGGGCTATGTTATGCCTTTGGGGAATATGTAACGGCCAGACGAAAAAAAGCCCCCGAAAGGGGGCAAGGGTAGAAAGGTTGACTGTTTACTTGTCCAGGAATCTGTCCTCGATCTTTATCAAGGCATCTGCTGCAACGCTCACCAATACCAGCGGGCCAAGTACAACCGCCAAGATAATGCAGGTGATAATAAAAAAGCTCACGCCTTACTGCCTCCAAGTCCAAACAGCCAAGACAGAATGGCGAAAGGGATCGCCTTACTACCGCGTATAGTCACGCCTGCGACCGTTGCGGATGATCGGCCAGGACTCAACCAATTTACCGTCCCGGAGGGCATACGGGTAGACAGAGAGAGGCCTGATCGGGATAGGTTCACATTACTGGACTTCCCGACACCATACCGCCCGCGCAAGATAACCCGCCCATTCTGCGAGGATACCTGCGTACCCTTGCCTACATTAGCAGTAGCGCGGAAGCCTTGCGACGTTGAACCCGTGAAAGTAAAGCCCCCGGCTTTGCTAGACTGTCGCAACCCCGCGCCGCCGGTGCGGCTAATGCGTACATTCTCGCCACGGTGTCCGATTGTTTTCGTTCGCCCGTTCTCGTCTTTCTCAATGATCTTTTCTTCTGTCATCGCTTAACCCTCCACGGCTTCAACAACAAGGCAGCCGCGCCGCCTTGCACTGTCACCAACGGCCAGCATAACCGCGCCGCTATACGTTCCAAAATGTCCTAATACTTCACCGCTAAAACGTACAACATAGCGCGGCTTTTCATCCTCTAACCGCTCAAGCGTTACAGTGTAGCGGCTATCTTTTCTCACTGGTGTGATTGTGTTACTCATTCTCGCAGTCTCCTTTATATGGGGGCCAACCATATTCCCCGTTTGTTTCGTTCCAGATATCCAGCATTTCGCAGTAGCGCTCGCGCTCCTGTTTCCTGTCCTCCGCTTCCATGTTGCCAACGCTCGACAGCATGGCAAGGAATAGCGCCGCGCCTAAGGCGTAAAGTATCGGTTTCATTTAAGTAACTCCAGCCAGTGTTGCCGCTTCACCATGGACTCATGCGCTCGCCGCCCGGATTCGATCAACTCCGAGGCCGCATCAGGCGTCATGCCATAATGTTCCGCGAATCGGTCAACAGTGAGAAAATTGTTGAACCAATCTAGATAGATTGCTTGCAATGCTTCCACGGGCTGAATGTCGGATGCGTCTATTTTCTTGTCAGTAATCATTAGATGACCTCCACTGTTTCGTTGATAAGCTGCTCGAGCTGCTCGGATACCGCATTGTGTACAATCCAAAAGGCGACCGCGCAAGCGTGCGAGTATAAGTCGGTTTTTTCATTGACCATGCAACAGTCTGCAACCATGGATTCCGCATCGTCGAGAATATCCGACGGCACGTTAGTGCATAAATCCATAGCCTTTCCGTAATATATCACCCAATCCCACTCGCTAGATTCTGCGATTAAATCGCGGGCATGGTCTGCGCTGTCGGTGTTTTCGATTAATTCGCCCGCAACATCGGCCGCGCGTCGCATCAATTCGTTGTAATGGATAGCATCGGTCATTTTCTTGGCTCCTAATTATGGGGGGCGCGTTATGCGCCACCCGTTACAATATCGCTGTCCAGAACGCCGGCGAGATATCCGCGCTGGTAATCCTTGTCACCGTTGTATCGTTTATCACGTTTTCCCGATTCACTCAGCGCATCCGTGTAACCCTTAGCAAACGCCACGGCCTCCGGGCCTTGGGCTTTGATCTGCTGTGCTACCTGTTGAACCTTATCCATTGTTTATAACCCTTTGCGTTGAATTCGTGCTCAGTATTAACCATAGGCTACCGGGCGTCAACAATTTATTTTCAACGCCTAACCTATCGTTAAACCCCGTATCCATAGCCCGCGTCTATCGCCTAAGCTGTCGGCATGTAATAAAGGAGCGGGCGCGTGCGCGTATACGCTACCGGCCAGGCCGGGTCAAGCGTTGCGTTGATACCGTTTTGATATATGCGGGCGGGGTTGATATACCAAAATATCATGAGAAAAAGTGCCCGCTACGGGTTGACCGTGTGTGTGCGTCCGTGATAGAATACCGCGCCGACTTATCCACAGGTTTTCCACAAGCTCACAAGTTATCCACATTTTTTCCACAAGCTCAATTTTTCGCGTAACCAAAAGCCAATTGGAGATAAAATCCAATTGGAGGTGAAACCCAATTGGAGGTCAATTGGAGATGGATTTTTCTATCTGTCAATACCTAATTGGAGATAAATTTTCTACCGATAGAAAGCCAATTGGAGATGGAATTTACTCCCCAAGCTAGGGAGGTGGCCGAAGTTCGGAGGGGAAAGTCAATTGGAGATGGAAATTCTATCTTACCTCTTGACAACCAGAACCCAATTGGAGTAGAATCCGTATCCGCAGTCAACAAAAACCCAATTGGAGGTCGGCAATGATACTTGAACGAAGTGAAAGGAGAGGGGCATGACGGATTTAAGTTTTGAAGAGATCGAGGTTCAGGTAAAACAGATGTCTGACGAGGACTTACTAGGACTTCTTGAGAAGTTACAACAAGACTACAAGAAGAAGCAGATAAGCCTCGGACACAGCGTTGAGCAGAAGGAAGAGGACGCAAAGCGCATCGACATGCTCATGGACAACGCCTTGTTCATGCGAGCTTACAAGGAGATTGGAGACAGAAGCCGTCAGCAAATGTCAGAGGCTTGGCGGCAATTTGACGAAGAGGCGGAGGAGTATATCCGCAAGATTCAGCAAC